GTAGCTCCGATTCAAAACGAAATTGATCTGTTCTTTCGCAAAGGACAATTAGACATCCTTCAGTGGCTGCTAACTTTGAAAGAAAGCTCAGAACAGGCTTACGAAGCATTGCAACAAGACTCGTCGGGAGACGCTCAGGATGCCTCGTAGATTATTTGATTTCCTCTGTGAAGAGGGACACCTTCAAGAAAACTTGGTTAGTTATGAGGTAGCCACAGTCCCTTGTTGGTTGTGCGGTAAAGACGCACACAGGCAGATTTCTGCACCCCGTATTAGCCTCGATCCTATCTCTGGCGATCATCCGCAAGCGACAGCAAGATGGGCTAAACAGCGTGAAGAAAAACGTCTTAGAGAGCGTAAGCTCAATTCGTGACGAAGACAACCCCTAACGGACCTTTGTTATTTTATAAATCCTACAATCACTTTGTGACGGGAGCATTATTATGGCTGCAAACTTTGTTGAACAAGAAGAACTGTTTGAAGGTACTGAGCAAGAAGAAGTATCCGATGTGACAACTGAAGACGCTGCGACACAAATCGCTGCACAACCTGAAGTTAAGCAAGAACCAACGGATGAGTTACCTGAGAAGTATCGAGGTAAATCTGCGTTAGAGATTGCAAAGATGCACCAAGAAGCTGAGAAGCTAATCGGTCGTCAAGCAAACGAGGTTCATGAGGTACGAAGTCTAGCAGATCAGTTACTCAAGCAACAACTCGAATCTAAGCAACAGTTTAAGCCGGCTGAAACAGTTCCAGAAGAAGATTTCTTTGCTGACCCAAAGCAAGCTGTCTTAAAGACCGTTGATCAGCACCCTGCAGTACTTGAAGCTAAACAAAACGCACTCGAATTTAAGAGAATGCAAACTGCACAGAAACTGCAGTCTAAGCATCCCGACTTTGTGGATATAGCACAAAACGCTGAATTCCACGAATGGATTAAAGCAAGTCCAATTCGTATAGATTTGTTTACAAGAGCCGACGCTGAATTTGACTTTAACTCGGCTGATGAACTTTTAAGCACCTACAAGGCGATTAAAGGTACTCAGTCTAACGAGAAGAAGACCCAAGCAGCAGAAGCACAGGCTAAAACTCAAGATACAGCATTACGTGCAGCAGCAGTCGATACAGGCGGTAGCGGGGAAAGCACTAGAAAGATTTATCGAAGAGCTGACCTTATCAAACTGAGAATGACAGACCCAGATCGTTACATGGCATTGCAAGACGAAATTCTTGCGGCTTATAACGAAGGGCGAGTTAAATGAAACTTAATAATTTAGGAGATTTATAAAATGGCAACAGCAGCATACCCCGGTGGATCCGGTTCAATCGTAGCAAAAACGCAAGCAGATAAGTTTATTCCAGAAATTTGGAGTGACGAAGTAGTAGCTGCTTACAAAAAGAGCCTCGTATTAGCTAACTTGGTTAACAAGATGTCTATGCGTGGTAAGAAGGGTGACACTCTTCATATTCCTAAACCAACTCGTGGTGTAGCAACTGCTAAAGCTGCAAACACAACAGTTACCATCCAAGCTGACACCGAGACCGAAGTATTAGTCTCTATTGACCAGCATTTCGAGTACTCACGTTTCATCGAGGACATCGTCGAAGTTCAGGCTTTGGCATCACTACGTCGTTTCTACACTGACGACGCTGGTTATGCTTTGGCTAAGAAAGTTGACGACACATTGTTTACTTTAGCCAAGACCTTTGGTAACGGTACTACAACCTATGTTCATAGCAACAGCTATTACATTGACGCTTCTACTGGTCTCACAGCTTACGCTGCGGATACTGTAGTTCCTGCTGACGTATTTACTGACGCTGGCTTCCGTGCCTTGATCAAGTTGATGGATGATGCTGACACTCCAATGGATGGTCGCTTCTTTGCAATTCCTCCATCACTGCGTGCAGCTATCATGGGTATTGATCGTTACAACAGCTCTGATTTCGTTGATGGTCGTGGTGTAAACAACGGTCAGATCGGTCAGTTGTATGGTATCGACATCTATGTAACCAGCAACTGCCCAGTCATTGAAACAGATGCTGAGAACACTGCAACCGCTGGTGGCGACATCAAAGCAGCTATCTTGGCTCACAAAGATACGATGGTTCTTGCTGAGCAACTAGGTGTTCGTTCACAAGTTCAGTACAAACAGGAATATTTATCCACTCTCTATACCGCAGACACCCTCTTCGGTACAAAGACACTACGTCCTGAAACTGGCTTTATCTTAGCTGTAAACGCCTAATATTGGCAACTCAAGCTCCTTAGCTTCGGCTAGGGAGTTTGTTTAAGTACATTTTATGAGTGTATTTAAACAAATAAGGAGATAGACCTTGGCAATCTATAGAGGACCCGGTGGTTCAGGCGATGCTACTCAAGACGCTGCAAGTGAAGTACTCTTAGCCTTAGCTGCTAAAGACGCTGCAGTTGCTGCACAAGCTGCTGCAGAGGCAGCACAGGTTGCTGCAGAACTAGCAGAAACTAACGCTGAGACAGCAGAGACCAATGCAGAAACTGCAGAGACTAACGCAGAGACTGCTGAAACCAACGCAGAGACTGCAGAGACTAACGCTGCTGCGTCCGCATCTGCTGCTTCGACATCCGCCACTAATGCTGCTGCATCAGCTTCTACGGCAACCACCCAAGCAACTAACGCAGCTTCTTCAGCGTCTGCTGCATCAACCTCAGCAAGCAATGCTTCATCATCTGCTTCTAGTGCTTCGTCTTCTGCGTCGACTGCTACAACTCAAGCCACTAACGCAAGTACTTCAGCTTCTTCAGCGAGTACTTCTGCGACTAACGCAGCTAACAGTGCTACCTCAGCAGCAAACTCTGCCACTGCTGCTGCAAACTCTGCTACTTTAGCAGCAAGTTTTACCCCTTCACAGACTGGTAATGCAGGTAAGTATCTTAAAACTGACGGAACTAATCCTTCTTGGGATGCTCTTGATATTAGCACGGCTGATATTAGTGGCACACTTCCTATTGCTAATGGCGGAACTGGAGCTACTTCAACATCAGGAGCAAGAACTGCTTTAGGCTTAGCAATTGGTACAGATGTTCAAGCCTATGATGCGGATACTGCTAAGTACGACGACGTAACTGCTAACTTTACTGGTACACTTCAGAATGGCAGCAGCAATGTTGTAGTAGATTCTGATATTGGTTCTACAGTCCAAGGGTACGATGCAGACACAGTTAAGTACGATGACGCTAACCCATCATTTACTGCTACTTCTGCAATCAAGATGCCAGCAGGAACAACAGGTGAAAGACCTACAGGTGTAGCTGGTAAGTTACGCTTTAACTCTACTACTTCTGAGTTCGAGGGATATAACGGAGTTGCATGGTCATCTGTTGGTGGCTCTGCTATCAGTAACGATACATCTACTTCTACAGATATATACCCTGCCTTAGTTAACTCTACTACTGGTACAGCTACAAACATCTACACATCCAATGCTAAGTTATTATACAAGCCAAGCACTGGTGAATTAAAGGCTTCTCAGTTAGTTGCTACGAATGGAATCATTGCTAATAGTGCAACCATCGCAGCAAACTACACAATCGCTTCTGGTCAAAATGCAATGAGTACTGGTGCTGTTACAGTTAATAGTGGAGTTACTGTTACTGTAAGTTCTGGTAGTCGCTGGGTAGTTCTATAAGGATAAGATATGTCTATCGTCTTACAAGGCTCAACATCAGGTAGCGTTACATTACAAGAACCAGCCGTTGCTGGTACTACTGTATTAACCTTACCAGCAGTTACAGGAAATGTTCTCACAGATACATCACCTAAAGCTGGTAATGTGATTCAGGTGGTTAGTGTTAATTATTCAACATCTACAAGCACAACTTCAGGAAGTTTTGTAGATTTAGGGTTGTCAGCTTCTATTACTCCAACAAGTTCTTCTAGCAAAATTTTGGCAATAGCGTGTTTAAGTGCAGTTTATAAAAATGGTACAAATTCTTCTGTTGGTGTAAATATTGTTAGAGGTTCAACAGAAATAGTTAAATTCTCTGAAAACACTCTTGCTTACACAAACACAACAGGAGCAAGTGGAGTAGCTGCTACTATGAATTATTTAGATAGTCCTTCAACAACTTCTTCAACTACTTATAAAATTCAGTTTAAGAATGGTTCAGGCACAGGAACAAATGTAACTATAAACGATAGCAATGTAACATCTACGCTAACACTTATGGAGATTGCAGGATGATTGACGCTATTTACAAATTAAACCCATCCGTAGTTACCATTCGTGGCGATGTCGCTTACGATGCAGACGGCAACGAAGTCGCATACGATAAAGCCGCAGTTCAGGCTTATGTAGATGCTCATGCTTATATTGCTAAAAGAGCCGCAGAATACCCAAATCCAGCCGAATATTTGGATGGTGTAGTAAAGG